GCTGAAGATGCAGCATACAAACTACCTGTAGTCCCTTTTGCAGCAACTGTTAATCTCTTAGTGGCCATTGAAGCATTATTAAGAGAACTTACTGCTTTCCTCGTATCAACTCTTAAGGTAACAATACTTTCAGCCACTTATTTTATATAAAAAATCTATTTCTTATATATTACCTGTTTTTTGCTCTTTGACGCATTCTTTTTTCGCTTTCATGTTTATTTTCGTAATAAGCTGCCCAATATATTAATTCCTCTTCGGTAATATTTTTTCTTAATTCAGTTAATGTTTTACCTAATTCAGTACAGAGAAACAACTCAAAGTTAAGCCAGTTATTCCTCTTTAATCGTTTTTTGCTGTATCAACATCTAACTTGATTTCAAACAAAAATAACTCAAGATCATTCAAAACTTTTTCTGGCAACATTCTTTGTAAATCAGGTGCATCTGCTAAAGAAAACATTTTTGTCCCATCTTCTTTTTCTGCCATTTGGCAAAGTAATTGTGTAGATACTAACAGAGCATTATCAGTGCCAGCCGATGATTGCGCCTTTTGTCTATCGTATCTAGTTAAAGGTGGAAAATAAATATCTATTTTTTGACCTGTAGGTGTTTCAAGTTCATATTTACGTCTTGTAGACATTACATCACTGAAAGCCTCAGTAATGATGTCAACGGTTCTTTTTGTTGTCATAAATTTTTTATTAGATTACCCTAATGTACTATATAGCTGAAGTAATGGCACCTGATGTAATAAAGTTCACTGTTATCATTTGCAATTCACCTAAAGTAGCACCATATTCTGCACCAGTAATAATCCCAGAAAAACTTATTTTCTTACCAGCAGTTGCTGAGTCTGGAAATAATTCAAACAATGCGTCTGCAGCATCACCAGTAGTTAAAACATCATCAATAAAGGTTGTATAAGCTGTACCAGTTTCATTTGGGTTGTATAGCAGTTCAACTGAACCTTCACCAGAAATTAAACCACCAATAAATGTTTTAGAAGTGTCACCTTGTTTTGTAGTCTCATGTGTATCTTTGTTTATAGACATAGACCATGATCTTGTTGCTCCAACATCAGCTTCTGTACCCGCTGCATTGTGAAACATAATTTTACCTACGTCTCCTTTAAGTGCTGTTGCCATGACAATAAAAAGAAATATTTATAAATAGTTTAACCTTTTTCTGACTTTTTTACATCTATTTTACAATTTTGTTGGCTCTCCATATATCTTTTACAATCATTATCCCAATATGCTGCCTCTCTTCTACCTTTGACATGCTCAATAGCATCTAACATTTGTTCAGTGATTTCAAGCTTTGCCATGATTAAAGTTCCTCATATGTTTCAAAGGTTATTCGCAGTTGTGTTACAAATTTACCTTCAGGTGGTTGTGAAAGTATTTCGGGTCCAACCACTGCATCAAAAATAACATCTGACACTGTAATTCTATTGTATAAGTCTCTAAGACGTTTGCAAATAGTAAAATTTCCACCAGAGCCAATACCCTGTTCAGTAAATACATTTAATGTTAGTAAACCAACAATTACAGTATTGGCATCTGTTTGATTCCCTTGGGATGTAATTTCACCAGAACCAAAACTTACTTCACATTGTACAAAGCTTTCATTACTTGTAGCGTCAAATGGTTGGTTACTAAATACAACAGGAATTGCAGGGCTACTGGCAAGTTCTGTAGACAACCTTGATTCAATAGTAGATCGTACTGTATTAAGATCAGTTGCAGACATTACATACTCCTAATAATTTTTCTTAATTCATTAGGTATATATTGTGTCGATAATTGTTTTGCTTGTAATTCTGGGAATCCCTTTATAGTTTGTTTTCTTGTTCTAAATTTACCACCCCAACTAGGTGGTAGTGCAGTTCCATAAATAACTGGTTCTGCATACTCAACATTATTAATTATTCTACCTTGTAATTTTTTTATATCAGTTTTCCAACCATTTCTCAAATTACCAGTTTCTCCTACAGGTGTAGCTTTTTTTGCTAAAGAAGTCCATTGCATTGTAGTTTTTTTAACCAGCCTCTGTACTGCTTCTTCCATTACATCATCTATTTGATCTATTCTAATTTGTCGTGCCATTATGACCTCACTAATAATTCGTAAGTTATAGCAGTATTATTCTGTTCATTAGTAGCAACAGAAATTATTTTATACACTACAGAACTAACCAACACTTTATCTTTTGGCGTAGGTGTAAATGTAATATCACCAGCAGAAATAGTAATTTTTTTATCTTGGGCTTGTATCTGATCATTAACCTCAGAGTTATTTATATTTTCTATAACTCCTTTCACTACAGTATCGCTATTGCTTTCACTTACTACTCCTGTTGTAGTGTTATATGAACCATTAGTAATTTGCCTAATAGTTATATTCCCACCAAGTTTAGATAAACCTTTGGTAGCTGCTTTTTTTAGTGAAGAGGCAATACCCATTAAATTCTGTAGGCAATAACTTGGCCACTAGCCAAAGTAATACTTGTAATTACACCTTCAACTTCTGATGCAACACCCATAGTAATTCCATTAATAGTTGTTGAACCATTTTCTGTTAGGTTTTCAGCAACAAAAGTTGCTTCTGCTGCAGCGAGACAATGTACTTTGCCAAAACGACCAGTATGTGTGTCTGTGTTTGTAATAATGATGGCGGCTGGGTAGTAGCCCATAATTAACTCCTTTTAATAGCGACGTTGCCGGGACCACTTATTCGTAAACCAGTAAAATACCGTTCAAATAGTGGTGGTACTCTATCAGCACCAACCGAACCATAAAAATTCGGTGTTGCATCTAGATTACCAATTTTTACATTCTTAAAATCTTCAAGACCACTCAATCCTAAACCATCTCGGTTATTATTCAAGTAAACAGCTAATATTACTTGTGCTTTTTTAACTTGTTCTGGTATTTCTGTCTCTGCGAAATAATCTGTTGATATTCTAAATGGAAAACCTATTGAATATGTATTTATATAAGTGTCTGGTTTTCTTACACCTTGTCTTGGCCATTGTAATGCTTGTGTATTAGTAACTCTTGCACCTAAAAATCTTTCTCGGTCAACTCTAATCGCAGCAGTATATAAAGCTCTATTTTTATTGTCATTAGATGAACCATCCCATGCAGATACATCATCATCTGCAATTAAACCCTCAACTATTGAATTTGCGTCAGATAGAGTCAGGTAACTGTTTGCTGAGGCTCCGCCTACTGTTGCGTCTATCGTGATTGCCATTTTGTTTTACTTTTGTTTTCTTTTTTTTAGAGGGAGCAGAGACTACCAAAGCGGCAGCCTCTTGTTCTCTCATACGCTTAAAAGCGAACATTCCCATTAACTTGAAGCACCCTTAAGTGCAACAAAATTAATAACAATGGCTTCACTTAATGAACCACCAGAAACATTTGTAACTGTAATTCCAAATGAGCCTGCAGCTATTGCTGAAACTCCTACTAAGTAAGAACCAGCAGTACCAGCAGAACCATGGACAGCAACGACAACATCAGTTGCAGCGATTTTATCGTTGGTAACTGTGAAACTTGCTTCAGCAGCAGCACCTAAAGCTGCATCATTCATTGTAATTTGTCCACTCTCAGTATTAAGAGTTACACCTGTTGTTTTGTTTGTTGCTTGGGTTACTGTACCTCCAGTTGTTGGTCCAGCTAACTTACCAGCACTAACCTCAAATAAACTTGGCATGATTTAATTACCTTTAGTCTTGTGTGCTTACGTTGGTTGCGCGAACGATACCAATGTTTTTTGTTTCATAGACCTTCGACCAGTTGCCTACAGTTTGAAGTTGCGCTCTTGTTGGGTTTGTTGTAGTAACAGCCCATTTAGAACCAACAGGGTGATATGTATAGTGAAGATCAATCGCCATAGCATCAGACTTTGCCAGAATGTCTCTGTCTGTCTCTGTTGTTAGACCAGCTTGCTCGCCACTAGCTACTGCGCCAGCAGTAAAGAAATATGTACTGTACTCAGTTGATGAGCCTGACCCTGTGGTAGAAACGTCATCTGAAACAATAACTCTTAGTCCGCAGTATGTTGGAACTGTATCGTTTCCACCAGCATATGCAGGGGCAATAGTACCACCACTTGCTGTTGCAGAACCGCC